CGACCAAACACAACGCTTGGAGGAACTGCTGATCCACCACCGAACGGTACACCGTTCTTGTAGAGGGTGTTACGAGCTTGGATGTCCATGCTCTGGGCCATGTGACGACCAAGTAGACGAGAAGCTGATGCCATGACGTCATCGAAAGATGCGTTGAGCAGCAACTCGGTAACAGCTACAGCCTTACCATGCTCGCTTACGGTGATCTGAATTTGGCTTGCGGACAAAGCTACGGGCTCCATACGGGTGCCTTCGCTAAGGGTGGCTCCTGCTGACTCATCAACTGAAAGGTTGTTGTAACGCATGAAGTTGATGGTCAAACCGGGCATGACACCGAGTTCGGTCTTCTTAACAGCGAACTGCTCGAAGCGAAGCACGGGCATGGCCTGGAAAAGGATTTCCTTTGACCAAATTTGCTGGATTGCGGGAGATAGAGCGGAACTACCGTCAGTATAACCGGTCACTGAACCGGTAGCTGTACCTGTAATTGCTCCACCTGCGGGTGCGGGTAATGCCATGTTAATATCCTCCGATGGATAGGGTTAGTTTGGGTTTAGTAACGTCCTCGTTGCTGAGTCCGTGTTGCTGACAGTAATCTTTCACGCATTTTTACATATTGATCCATCGGCATATTGCGGATATCCTCCGCGCTGACCGTTTGGTAATCCGTTTGGTTGTCCAGTGGCCCAGACGGGGGAGCCGTTACCGGAGCCCCCTTCAAACGAGGGGTACTCGCCTGCTGGATTGATTCAATTATAGCAGTACTTCTATCACGAAGTACGGTGATGCTGTTTTCAATCTCCTCTTCAGTATTGCCTGAAATAAGATCACGCAGCTCTGGAATGATCGTCTCTGATTCCGCCTGGATTCTTCTCTGGCGGTAAGACTCTAGTTGCTGGAGATAGCGCTCCTTATCAAGCATGGCTTCTTGCGCCTGACGTTGCTTTTCTAATTCAGCAAACTTCTGGCCCCATTCGTGCTCAACTTGGTTGATGCGCTGGCTCCACTCATCCTCTTTCTTTATGAGGAGTTCTTTGGCGCTCAGTTCTTCAAGCTCACGTTGACGAATGAGTTCAGCTTCCTTCTTAGCGCGATCTTCGGCTTCTTTAATGGCCTTTTCACGCTCGCTACTAAGAACGTTTAGCTTTTCTTCCATTGACTTGACACGATGATCAGCGTCTTCAAGACGCTTATACATCTTTTCCTTCTCCTGTTGGCGCACCTTTTGGATGTCCTCTTCGGAGAAATACTTTTCTTCCTGAACCTTTGGAGCCGGCGCTTCTTCCGGATCTACGGGAACCTGAATACCATCTTCAAATTTTGACATAAGTTAACCTCTTTTAGTTGGGCTGATAATGACTGTTTTAAAACAACTATTTATTCTTCATCAGGAACACGGCGCTGGGCGAGCCTAGCTCCGTATGCCTTTGCAACTATATTGTTTACCATTCCTTCTACAGGACCACCAACTGCTTGAGGACCGGGTAATGGGCCTCCAGATTGTGGTGAACCTGCACTTGTTACATTAGCACCTCCAGCGGGTACCGTGCTGGTACCCTCGGGGCCAGGTAACAAGCCTGTGGCAAGCATGACTGCTTGGTTAATCTGTGCGCGAAGCATGTCAAGCGCTCCCTGATCAACGGCATCATCTCGCAGTTCTTCAAAAATCTCAGCAAGTTTTTCACGTGGGAATTCTTCACCAAGAGTACGCAAAGCGCCTTCTTTGGATTCAAGACCCATTGCCATCTTGGCCTGAGCTTCATTAAGTTTAATGAGTACATCAACTGGCAGTGGTTCTGGCCAGTGAACTTGTGTTTTATAGACAAGTGGATCAGATGGGTCTAACTGTGGTAACTGATCCCCCTCTGGTGCCTCAGCTTTAGAAGGATCATAGATAAGCAACTCTGGCTGAAAAATAGCAGCAGTTCTTATGATAATTTCATTAATCTTCTCTAGACCCTTTGTAAAGTGAATCCGTTTCATGTTATAACGGTTCATTAGAGGTTGGTACTGAATAGACAGTGCCACACCGGATGTGTTTGATACTGGCTGGAATTGGCCTAATGCAGTTTCGGGAACACCGGTTATTTCGTGCATTACACGCTTTAAAAACTGAATGTACTGGAGTGCTCCAGCCATGTCACCACGAGATTCTAGGTTGGTTACAGATGCGTCTTTTGGCAAACCTGCCCAAACTTTCTTTGGGCCACGCTCAAGCTGACTAGCTTTTGCTCCAATAATGATTGTTACAGGAGCTGCGTGGTAGTTAATGATGTCCGATACTTCGGTCATCTTTTCGTTTAACTCACGATTTAGAGGAATGATGTCCCAAATATCAGACTGTCCCCAAGGGGAGGAGGAGATTGTCATGTTGGGGATATGGACTACTGGAATACGCCCAATTGGGTTGGGGTATTGATCTACTAGTTCATCATTGATGTACTGTTCGATGTTGTCATCAGTTAGTATTTCTGTGAATGTGTACACCTGACGTGTTCCTTCAGGTGAAGTCCCCCAAAATCGATACTTAAGCTTAAACCGAAGTAGGCGATCACGATCATGTGGGTGGTACTCGGGAAAGCAGTGAGCCGGGTTTAGGGGGATTACTCTGATTCGTCCCTCGTTCATAATCCCAAGTGGGTCGATATACGGCTCTTCGTAAGCAACCTTAACAAAACAGTCACCAGTAACACCTGCTAACTGGCCCATTTCCCAAAGAACATTATGTTTTGAGTTGTCTATTTCCCAAACTTTATGCAATAGGTGAGGGATGATCGCAGCGTTTTGTTCTGGTACCTTCCATTGAACACCCTTACCAAAACAAAAGTTTGTAATGTAGTCAGCAAATGTTCTCGTATAGTTTAGAGTGATGTTTTGCTCACCCTGTTCACGACGGTAAGACCAGTGATGGCCAAGATACCAAGCCCAACAAGCGCTGTACCTATTCAACCGAGGTCCGTGTACCTCAAACTCTTCGTCAGCAAGCTCAACTAAACCAAGAGGGGATATAGCAACAGTTAAGTCACTAGACGAAGCTCTATAACTTGGTGACCAGAAATCAATCGGCATTAAATCCCCTGGTGTTTAGATCATTAATAATGAGTTGTTCTATGGAACTTGGAACGTCAATGTATGTTATTGATTGTATCATTCCCAAAGGTATATGAGAGGGATTGCTGTAGTACAGCAATTTTTGTGAATCGTTGAGATCTATTAAATAAGTGCCGACCAACGTTATGTGGTCTTTCAAAAAGTCATCTACTACCCATCCAACTGATATTGGACGAACTGGGTGGGGTTTATAATCCTCAGGATCTACCCACCCAGTTGGGCCATCAAATGCGTCTAGCCACGTGATCATGGCTAACTTAGGGGTAGTAGGGGTTTTAGACTTTTTGGGTTTGTGCATTGTAAAACTTCCCTCTAAAAAATGCTGTTCCATTATGGAATGGAATTTGTTCGTAGAAAAAGTTTCCCTCACCAGGCTGGTAGGTGACAATGCCAATACCTTGTTGCCAATCTTCAACAATAGTCATTGGTCTACCGTCTAGATCTATTGATCCTTTAGTGGACGGTACGGTCCCGTCGCATCTTGCCAACGTACCAGGGGATGCGGCCATGATGGTTTTTGGGCCATCGAAATCGTCGCGTGAGCGTTCTGCCCATTCGCGGCGGTGGATGTGCCCGTATAGTACAGAAGACTTCTCTGTGTTGAGATAGGCATGCGCTGTAGACCCGTTACTGCGTACTTTTGTGCCGTGGATGACTCGGAGTCTTTGGTTGATCCAAAATTGTCCCGCTGGATAGCCCGGTACATAATCCACCCCATAATCATCGAAGCGACAGAGATAAGGGATAGAAAGAACAGGCCAAGAGTCAGGGCTAACCCCGCGCTTGATTCCGAATGCTGCTTTTGCGTTGTCAAGGACAAAGTTCACCAATCTTTCTTCGTGGTTTCCTGCTAGCCAAACTATTTTAGCGTTTGGTGCAACAGTTCTTAGTTGGGCACAAAGGACAGTTGCTCTGTCAATTGATGCCTGTGTGGTTAGTGCGTAAGCACTACTTAGTCTGTACTTCCCAAACTCAGGAAAATCTAAGTTGTCTCCAACAAGCACTACTAAGTCTGGATTTAAGTTTTTGACAATTGAAAATGCAATATCTATTGCGTTTTCATCGTGCGTTGGTTCAAGTTCTCCAGACCGTGCTCTAAAATACCCAATTTGCATGTCTGGAAGAACCACACAAGTTTCGTAGCCATCTTTACTTGATGTAGTTTTTGTAGAGAGCTTTGGCATACGCACAGATGGCCCTGGCTGTACTACAGGCCACTCTGGGGCAATTGTTAAGGCTTTGACAAGCTCACTCACAACCACACCGCCCGTTCATGTGACGAGATATTGTGCTTGTGCTTATTGAGTAACCATTCTTGGTTAGGATTTCTGACAACCAGGTGCATGAATAGATTTTTGCTCTACCATTACCAGAATCAGCTTTGATGGCTTTCTCTGCGTTTTCAACAGCCTCTGCTTCTTCAGCAGGCATGCTTTCTTTGATGCGGGTGTACGAGCACTTTTGCTTTATAGAGCCCGTATGACGCTCCATTAAGTCTTTTATAAGACCGTTGGAATCTGACATCTAATACTCCTTGTGATACCACTCTAGTTGAGAGTGTGTTTATGCGGCGGTTGAGCCACTTGTAGTATACACAGGTTTTGCATTATGCAACGCATTTGAAAGTGATTGGATTAATGCGTACAGTTCTTGCTCTTCTTCAACTCCACGAGCTGTTACACGCTGAAGGTACTTCAGAGCTGCTGCTATTTGAAGAATGTTCATAAATGCTCCTTTTAGACGGAGCATTTACTGTATCAGATCTCAGCCAGAA